TTTCAGGTATAGCTATGACTGCAGGTTTAGGTGATGAGTCTGTTACAGGATCTGCATCAATTACTGCTGCAACAAATGTTGCAACATTTTCTATTGGAACAGAAACTGTTACAGGTACTGCTGCCGTAGACGTGACAACAGCTGGACAAATGACGTTTAGTATTGGTGATGAAACAGCTTTTGGTGAAGCATTTCAAAACCTGGTATCATTATCTGTTGGCGAACCAGATTTCTTTATTTGGAGCGAAATAGATGATAGTATGACAGCGACATATACAGACGTAGAACCAGGATCAACAGATTAAGGAGACAAGATGGCATCAACATTTTCAAGTTCATTAAATTTAGAATTACAAGCAACCGGTGAAAACTCGGGATCTTGGGGTACTAAAACAAATAATAATTTAGAAAAATTAGAATCAGCAATCAAAGGGTATGTGTCTATCGCTGTTGCAAGCACATCAGATTCCCTTGACACATCGAATGGGTCTACCACAGACGAACAAAGTAATGCCATAATTAAATTAACAGGCACACTATCTGGTAACACAACCATGCAGTGCGAAGCCGTAGAAACATGGTACATTGTTGATGATGCAACTACACACGGTGGTAACACACTAGGATTTAAACCAGCAGGAGGAACTGCTGTCAATCTTGTGCAAGGTGCAAAACACATTTTATATTCTGATGGTTCTACCATGTTTGATGTTTTAGCTGATGCTGGTAATATAAAAGCAAACGGAACATTAGATGTAACAGGAAATACATCACTTGATGGTGGTACATTTGTATTTAACGAGTCATCTGCTGACCTTGATTTTAGAATTGAAGGTAATGGTGATGCAAACCTATTTTTCACTGATGCCGGTAATGATCGTGTAGGTATAAAAACAAACTCACCTTCTACTGAATTAGATGTTGTTGGCGGTGTCAAAGCAACTGGTAACGTCGACTTTGATGGTGGTAGTTTTACATTTAACGATTCTAGTGCTTCTCTTGATTTTAGAATAGAAACAAACACACTAACACATGCTTTCTTTTCTGATGGTTCTGCTGATAAAATAGGTTTTGGTACATCTTCTCCAACAAGTGCATTTGTAACAATAGATCAAGCAAACGCATCAGGTGCTGTAGCAGTTTTAACATTAGACCAAGGCGATGAAGATCAAGAATTTATAAGATTTGATGGCACTAGTGCATCGGATCAAACAAAAAGTATTACCACAGATACAAGTGTAGGATCGCTAACAGGTCATATTCGTGTCAACATAAACGGCACAGATTTCTGGATACCATTCTATGCCACTAACTAAACTACAGATTGCCCCAGGCATAGATAAGCAAAACACCGAATACGGTGCAGAAGGTAGATGGGTAGATGGTGATAATATTCGTTTTCGTTACGGTCAACCAGAAAAAATAGGTGGTTGGGAAAAAGTAACAAGCGATGCTTTACTTGGTGCAACACGTGCAATACTTACATATTCAGATTTAAAAGGTGTTAATTATGCCATATATGGCACTAACAAAAAATTGTATGCATACTCAGAAGGTAGTTATGCTGATATAACACCAACACGTGCTACAGGCACAGGTAACATTACACAATTTGGAACAACAGATGAATCTACAACTGTCACTGTAACAGATGCAGATCATGGAGCTTTAATAGGCGATTTTGTTACCATTGCTAGTGTAAGTGGTGCAGTTGGCGGCATATCTGCTGCTAGTCTACAAGGTGAATTTGAAATACAAACAGTTCCTAGCGCTAATACTTATACAATTGTAGCAAAAGCTGCAGCAACTTCTACCACAACTGGAGCCACAGCCAACGCCACATATCAAATAAACACAGGATTACCCACGTCTATCTATGGATATGGTTGGGGTGCAGGTACATGGAATGCATCTACATGGAATACTTCAAGAGAAGGTCTTACAGGAGCAGATGGTGTTTTACTTCAATCAGCAAAATGGGCTTTGGATAACTGGGGAGAAGATGTTTTAGCATCTAGGTTTGATGGTAGTCTTTATTATTGGGATACATCAGGAGGTTTGTCAAGTAATTTAGCAGCACGAACAAATGTCAGTGGTGCACCAACTAAATCAAGATTTATGTTAGTATCTGGTGATGATAGACATGTTATTTGTCTAGGCACAGAAACAACAATAGGCACAACAACGACACAAGATAATATGTTTATTCGTTGGTCTGACCAAGAATCAACAACTGATTGGACACCAACAGCTACAAACACGGCAGGTTCACAAAGATTAACAGATGGCAATCAAATAAATACAGCTGTAAGATCTAGGGGTGCTATATTAATTTACACAGATACAGCTTTATATCAAATGCAGTTTATAGGACCACCATTTACTTTTGGTTTTAAACAACTTGGTTCTAACTGTGGTGCTGTTGGCATACACAGTGCGGTGGATGTTAATGGTATAGCTTATTGGATGGGCAATGATTCTTTCTTTCAATTTGATGGTGCGGTTAAAAAAATACCGTGCAGTGTACAAGATTATGTTTTTGATGACATAAATAACAATGCATTAGGTGATGTATTTTGTGCAGTAAATTCTGACTTTAATGAAGTTATATGGTTTTACCCATCAAAAAATTCTACACAAATAGATAGACACGTTACATATAATTATGCAGAAAATTTATGGTATGTTGGAACATTAGCACGTAGCTCTTGGGCTGATCGTGGTGTATACGCAAATCCTTATGCTGCAGAATTTGAAGCTTCTGATACAACTACAACAATATCAACAATTACTGGTGTTAAAGAAGGACGCACATTTGTATATTTACATGAAGAAGGTGTTAATGATGATGGTTCTGCTATGAATTGTCATATTGAATCAGGTGATATTGATATTGCAGATGGTGATAATTTTATGTCAATTTCTAGATTCATACCTGACTTTAAAAATCAAGTTGGTAATGTAGACATAACTGTAAAATCACGTCCTTACCCAGCTACAACACAAACAAATCACGGTCCATTTGCAATTGCAACGTCAACAACAAAACAAGATACACGTATACGAGGCAGACAACTTGCATTGCGCGTATCTAGTGATGCTATAGATGATAAATGGCGTTACGGAACACTTAGGTTTGATGCTAAACCAGATGGTATGCGAGGTGGATAATGGCTAAAATAACAGTACCACTATTGCCTCAAGCAACACCAGAATATAATCAATCACAAATGGCACAATTAATACAAACTTTAGATCAATTAATTTTTGCATTAAACAACACTTACACATCAGAACCACTTAGAGATGATAATGAAGCAATATCGTGGTTTTTAGAATAAAATGGCTAACGTATATACAAATTATAAAGCAGTTTTAAGCACGAGTGCACTAACAACGATATACACTGTGCCATCAGAAACAACAGCAATTATTAAATCTATTCGTGTATCAAACACTGACACAGAAAATGATTGTAATATCTCATCATTTATTGTTGATAGCTCAAGTAATAGCTTTCGTATTGAAACAGACAGAACAATAAAAGCTAAACGTTCAGCAGAACTTTTGGCAACAGGTGTTTCATATGCAGGATTTGGATCAGTAGATTCTTCTTTTGCTCCTGCTACAGCAATAGTTGTAAAGGAATCGGAAAAAATACAGGTTCAGGCACAAAATGGTGGGGATTTACACGTGATTATAAGTGTGTTAGAGATAAGTTAATTATTGCATTAAGGAGAAAAAATGGCTATAAAAGATGATATTACCGTGATTGCAGGAAGTAAAACACCTGTATTAGATGTAGAAACAAACACTACTATCAAGCACGCGACAACGGGGAAAGTCTACGCCGATGAAAAAGAAGCAGATGATGATGTCAATAACCCTGAAACCAGCACAACAAAAAAAGATATAGTAAAAGACGTGGCAATTAAAGTTAACAAACTGCCAGACATATTTGGAGGTACCTCGTAGTGTCAGTAAGAGATTTATACAACCGCATGTCAAGAGAAAAAAGACAACCACAAATGGACAGAGGAACTCCTTTTACAAGAGAAAGAATGGGTGTACCTACACGATCTTTTGACGATAGTAACAGAGAAAATTATATTATGAGTTCAAACAGAGGTTTACCAACTTTGTTTGATAGAGCACAAGACGTTGCACCAATACAAATATTTCCTCCTAATCCAAATCCAAATATTATAGTAGATTACGAAGAAGGTAGAGGCGGTAGAGATTCATCTATGTTACCTGATTTTACAGCGCCAATAGAACCAGTCATAGAAACAACACCTGAAGAGTCACTTGGTGAAAAATTAAGAGATATAGCAGGTTTACTTGGGCCAGGATCAGGTTTAGGTGATCCAACAGGAGAAGGTGGTATAATACAAAGACTTGGTGAATTTTTAGGTCTTACTCCACGCATAGATCCAGAGAATGAAGGTTTACCAATGGACGAGTTTCAAGAATTTGATCCAAGAGAATTACCTATGGATGAAATAGCCATGGATGATACTTACACACTACCAAATTTATTACAAATGATTCAAGATGCTAGAGATGCTGGTAATGTAGATGAATTAGAACTATTAACAAACGATTTGGAAATGATGTATCCAGGCGCTACGATGAATATATAATATGGGATTTTTTGATAAAGCAATAAAAAATATAGTTAAGAAGGCAAAACCAGTATTGCCTGTTGCGGCAATGTTTGCTGCGCCTTATCTAGCACCGAAGTTAGGTGGATTATTCGCAAAAGGTGCATTTTTGGGTCAAGGTGGTGCAGGCGCAGGTCTTGGCCAATTTCTCACTGGTTATGGTACAAAGTTTGGTGCTATGCCAATGATGTTAAAAGCACCAGTTACATCTGGTTTAACAAGTTATGGTTTAGCAAGACTTATGGGACAAAAAAACCCAGAAAAAGCAGCACTATACTCTGCACTTACAGCAGCACCCTTTGCTTTTATGAAAGCAAACGCTATGGCTAACGCATTAGGTCCTGATGTAAGCGCAATGGATTTATTAATGGCACCAGGTGGATCACCGATTAATGTTTCAAAACCACGATTTGAAACAAACATTGAAGGTTTACCTTTAAACGTTATGCCAAGACCACAAATGGTTGGCACAACCACAAAATCATTTCCGGGAATGAAACTTACAGATTTGCTTAGAACACAAACTGCAGGTAAAACATTTTTAGGAACAGATTTACCAGCAGGATCTTTTGATATTAAATCTGGTATACCTCTACTTGCAGGAATGTTAGGTGGTATGCCAACAGATGAACAAGCAGAAGAAATGGCACGTGAAAAAGAAAAAAGACGTATGTCACAATTATATGAGGACATGACAAATCCTTATTATAGTTATGTACCAAGTGAATTTAAATTTACACCTTATGAAACAGGTGGCGAGGTCAGTGGCCCAGGTGGTCCAAAGGATGATGCAATTAACGCGAAGTTAAGTGATGGAGAGTTTGTTATGACAGCAAAGGCTGTGCAAAACATGGGTAACGGCAGTAGGATGGCAGGAGCAAAGAAGATGTATCAATTGATGAATTCTCTTGACCCTGAATCTGAAAAACCTTCGGAAGCCATGGTGTAGATGGATTGGAGATTTTTCGAAGAGAAAGATCTTCATTGGATTCAAAAAGTAAGTAAAGACTTTTTGCAAGAATCTCACTGGGGGAATGAGGTCGAGATAAACGAAGAAAAAGTTAAGAACTATTTCTTCGCAGCAATGAACAAACCAAACATGTTTGGTATCGTTGCTACAAAAAAGGAAGAACCAATAGGTTTCATGATAGGATGCATATTGGAGTTTCCTTATAGTAAGGACACTTTTAGTAGACAATTGGAACTATATGTGGTTCCAGAGGAGCGAGGTAAAATGACTGGTATACAATTAATGAAAAGATTTGTAGATTGGTCTGAAATGAATAAAGTAAAAGAGGTTATATTAAGTGTCTCTGAACAAGTAGGTAGCTTTGATAAAGTTGCAAAACGTTTAGGGATGGAAAAAATTGGAACAAATTATAGGAGAATATTTTGAGTATACCAGGATTAAATGACGGAAGCGATCCATCAGGCACACAGTTTCAAACAACGTTTCAACGTGAAGCGCCACAGATTGAAGCACGTAAGCTACAGCTCATGGATACAGCATCAGGATTTGCAAAAGATCCTGTTGGTATTCCTACGCAAGATGTTGTAGATTTTACTGATCTACAAACAGCGGCTTTTGATAGAACACAAACAGGTCTTGGAACTTTTCAACCATACTTAGATAGAGCAACTACAGAATTACTAGGTAGCACAGCTGCTTATGATCCCATGTCATATCAACAGTATATGAATCCGTACCAAGATGAAGTTATAGCTGGTATAGAACAACAATTTCAAAAACTACAAAATCAAGCTGATGCACAAGCTGTTGGCACTGGTGCCTTTGGCGGTGCTAGACAAGGTGTACAAACAGCAGAATTAGGTAGACAACAAGCTCAAGCCGTTGGCCAATTTCAAGCACAGAATTATCAACAAGCACAACAACAAGCACAACAGAATTTTCAAAATCAAATGCAAAGACAAGCACAAGCATCACAAGGTCTTGGAGCTCTCGGCGCACAACAACAAGCATTGCAACAGGGGGATATTGCA